GGTGACGTGGACGCCGGCCCAGCCGTAGGTCCAGAGGTACTGGGGGAGGAGTTCGACCTCGCGGGTGAGGTCGTTGTACATCCGGGCGTTCACCGTCCAGTCCATCAGGTTGTGCGCGGTGACAGCCTGGTCGAGCTGGCTGATGTTGGTGGGCGATACGCGGAGCATCGAGCGCCAGAAGGAGGTCGAACAGAGGTCCACGAGGCCGTTGATTACCTCGTCGGCAAGCGGGATTCGCGTGTCGGAGGCTCCGTCCCAGGGGAACGCCGGCTTGTTGCGGTTGGCATCATTCCACTTCTTGCCGTCGTCGGTCTGCCCAGGCCAGCGGCAGTAGCGCACATTCTCGGCATTCTCGACTCGGGCAAAGACGCCGTAGTCGGTGGCCGAGCGCCGCAGCTCCTCGGTCAGTGCGCTGACATTGGGCTCGTCGCCGACCCGTGCCATCACGTCGGTTGCCTGCTTGTAGGAATCTCCTTGCATAGTGAAATGGTTTAGTATCCGCCGCCGCCGCGACAATCAAAGCCCCCGCGGCCTACGAACGCAAGACCGGAGACCAAAAGCATCCCCAGGCAGTCGATGGGGTCCTTGGTGCAGCCCTTCTGCCCGTCGCGGCCAGTGTGCTCTGAGAGTGCGTAGGTAAGGTTGGCGCAGTCGTCGGTGATATAGAGGGAGGGCTCGTTGAGGGGTGTCAGGGGTTGGGTGGCGTCGTAAGATAGGAGCGAGTTGATGGCACTGGTGCGCTGGTCGACGGGTACGCCGGGTGCCGGGATGAATGCCATGGGCTCGTCCAGGGGATTATCGGACTCGGCCAGGAGGTCGATGAGCGTTGTGCCGCCGGCCTCGGAGAGAGCGGGGGAACCGCCTGCCTTGGGGTCGATCAAGCGCATCACGGGCTCGCCGTAGCCGAGCTCGGATTCGATCTGGCGGAAGAGGGCGCGGTACTCGGAGATTGACCGGCCGGCGTCCAGGGTTTGCGCGGGGCCGAGCTTGCCGTCGGGTTTTTCGGAGGGCAGAGCCCACTCGCCGTAGTTGCTGAAGTCCGGGAACTCGCGGACCACGATGCGCTTGCCGTCCTCGTAGACCAGAAGCCACAGGCAGAACCAATTACGGGCGCCAGCGGGGTCGCAGACCATGTACAGGGTGCCGCCGGGGGGCACTTTGGAGGCCGGGATGCAGTGAATGTCGGGGCGGAAACGGGCGAAGGCCTTGCCGATGTTGTCCGAGGCCCAGCCGTAGGCCCGGGTCAGGATCTGGCCCATGGGCGAGGTGACCAGCTTCGATTTCATCTCGTCGAACGGGTTGTACGGGTTGTCCTCCGAGAAGAAGAACACGGTGCGCCGGTTGGTCTGGGGCTGCACCATGGTGCGGGCGGCCTTACCAATGGGCCAGGTGGGCAGTGCCTGCTTGCCCTTGATGAGTTCGGCGTCGTGGAAAGCGGAGATTGAGGAGCCGGCGGTGAACTCCTTGTAGACCGAGGCTACGCCCTCGAGTGGTGTCTGGGTGACCAGGAGTTTGCCGCGGCGGGTGATCAGGCGGTAGCGCAGTGTGTCTACCCAGGATTGCGGAACGAGCTCGTCGCACCAGATCAGGTCGGCCTCGCGGCCCTCAATGGTGTTCTCCGACTGCGTGTAGTTCAGGAAGTCGCAGCGGCTGCCGTTGGGTAGGATGAATGAGCCATCGGTGAAGCCATTTTTGCGGCTGTAGTTCAGGTAGTGAATGCGGCCCTTCTTGGTGGCTCGGAGTGCGACAGGTAGGTAGTTGTAGATGGCGGGCTGCTGCACGGTGACGCTGGTGGCGTGCGATGTATGGCAGCAGAGTACGCTGGCGTTTTCCTTCTCGATGAGGGTTTGAACCACGCGGCGTGCGGCCCAGAGGGTTTTACCGGCGCGGTTGCCGCCGGATATCAGGAGCTCCTGGGTGGCCTGAAACTCGGTGTTGGCGATCTCCCAGTGGTCCGGGATGTAGCCGTAGGTGTAGGGGTCGGCCTTTTCGAGGAGGACAAGCTGGGTGCGCTTCTGCTTCAGCTCGAGTGCGCGGGGGTGCGAGGCGTCTACGCGGGGGATTACGGGGTGCAGGGGTTGCTCGTTCCACCAGATGGTGTTGCAGGCCTCGGTGCAGAAGCGCTTTTGGTGGGGGCCTGAGCGCTGCTTGATGATCTCGAAGGGCTTGGAGCAGGTGAGGCAGAGGGGTTGGCTCATTTATCAATATTTTTCGTTTTGGGGAACCCGTCGACTTTTACCGTTTCCGCGGGATGCCCGACCCCCTCCCCCGGGGGCCCGGGCGGCCTGGTGTCTGCCTTGTGTAACGGGGTAGGACATTGGGTCTGCCGAGGGATGCTGACGTGCGTTTCGATCAATGTTTGCAGGGGTTTGCTGCGTGTTTGAGCGTCGAAGTGAATATAACTGCTATTGTAGGCACGAGTGGCCGAAACAGGCCTAAATACGTGGTTTTCGATGGTGCTGCCGCGGTAGTGGTAGGACATTTTGGGCCACTACCTAAACCAGATCGGGTGTCTGCTCGTCGTTCACGGGCGTCACATCGCGCTCCTTGAGGTCCTTCATTAGGTCGCGGTGATTAACCGAAGCAGTCATGGCGAGATGGATTGAGGTAGGTTGACCCTTAATAACAGCGAGTTTGTCGGTAAGCACAGCGACCGCCACGGGTAAACCCCTATCGTCGATCAAGTTAATAGAGGATTCAGCCAGTCGTTTGGTCCCTTTCCAGATGGCGACTTCTAGGAATCCGGTTACGTCCTTCCGCCAGTCCTCCTCGTTCTCAGGATAATCGACAGGGACCTTAACGCCTCGGATCAGCTTAAATGCAGTTGTAGTGCTTAGTCCGGTATCTGCCGCGATCTTATCAATGGACTTGTTCTCCAGGATACCAGCGACAACAGCATCGGCCTTTTCCTGAGTCAGCTTGGTGTTGAAGTGTTGGTTGGGATGATGGGTTTTGACGTACCCGAGCTCTTTGACCGCATTGAACACCTTCTCCTGCGTTGCCTGTGGTATCTCGGTGTTACCTGACAGGACCCGCTGGGTGTAGAGGTAATTTACGCCTGCTGCCTTGGCGACGTCCTCGATGCTTGGCTTCTTCTTTGGTTTCTCACCCGGCATAAGGCGCAAAGGAGAAGGGGAACTCTCCCCAGTGGTTGAGTTGTTTCTTGGGCTTCATGGAGTAGTGCTTCACTCCGGCCAGGGTCATCCTGACCGCAGCGGCGTAATCCTCAGAGAGATACTCGAGTTTGCCGGGCATGGATTCCATGGCTAGGGGCATCCACAGGGTCGGGAAGCGCTCGACGCGCACATCCTCGCACCAGTCGATTCTGTATGGGTTCTGCACTCCTGACCCTTCCAGCGCTTCAAGCGTCGCCAGAAGGCATTTACGGGGGATTGCGAGGCATCCCGATGCGAACATGGTGATGGGCACCAGTTCAGAGGCGCACTCAGCATCAGCCACCTGATGCTTCAGGGCTTGCAGGTGCTCCACCTTCGGGCGCAGGGCCGGCCTGGCGGGCAGTGAGCGGCAGGAGTAGGGTATGCAGACGGTTGCCTGGTGTTCATGGGCCAACTCGGCCATGCGGATGACATCGGCCGCGGTGAACTCGATGTCGTGGTCGAGCTGAATCCAGACGTCCTTGCCTGAGTCGAGGAACCATTTGGTCGCACGGCACCGGGACCGGCTGATCAGTGCATCCTCGCGGATGGTGCGGAGGTCGGTCTGTCTGTCGCTACGGGCGAACGTGGCCGTCAGATCAATCCAGGACATCATGCAGGCTGCACTGATGCCACCGTAGGCGTACAGCGAGACATGGATGGACGGCCTGGTGCCTGCCTGGGTTACTGTTTGCACCTTACTGGTCGGCTGCGGTGCGTAAATAAATGGATCTTCCATCTGTTTTGAGTCTGCCTTGGTTTTATTCATGGTTCAATGTCCTTCCGTTGGCTTGCGAGGTAGAGCTCGTGGCCCTTGGTGATGAGGTAGACCACGCTGCCTCGGGGCACCTGGCAGGCCGTAGCTACGTCGTTCAGACTGAGCCCACGGTCGCGCAGGTCGTAGGCCTTGCGAGCCAGGTCGGGCGTGTGCCTTTGCTCGGTTACTTCCGGCTCATCCTGCATCACCGGGTCCGGCGTGCCGTCTTCCTTGAACGCCATGTCCTTGGGATACGATAGCCAGCCACGCTGCACGCCTATCTTCACAAGATACGGTGCCTCTGATAATAGTTTGGTTGTGTTTGTTACTGTCATAACAGTGATATGTCCAATGGTGTTGCGGGCAAGTGCTGCCTCCCCTTGCCGCTTTTGTCTCCTATAAGCTGAAAGATGCGTTGTCTATGTGCCTTGCCACTGGCGCCGGGGTGGATAACGCAACCAAACCTCCCGTCTGCCTGGACAACGAGGTGATTGCGCTGCTTGTCCCCACCTACCTCGGCACAGGCTGGGCATTGCCCGACCATTTTCGAGCCAATTTTACGTAGGCCTGCCACTGTCAAGCGGTGTCTAGTGTTTGGGACGGGAGGGACGGCATTTCCGAACTCCATTCCTACCTGGGAGCAGCCTATACCCCCTTTTACACTTCTACCACCGAGTTGAGAAGTGCCGTCCCCCGTCCCAAACGCTTGACACCGCTTGACAGATCCAGTGGTTTTCATGCGGTCAAGGTTACTTTCATGTAGCCTCGTGACTGTTGTTGCTGACCGTCTCCACGGTGAATGTGGTTCGACGGGATGGCTTGGTGTATCTCCAGCATGAGTTCAGCGGCACGTTTTTGGAAACGTTTCTCCGGTTCCGGCCCCCATTCCTTGTTGTTACACATCGTCATGTAGGCGCTATACAGTTCCTCGGTTGTTATACAATCCGACGAAATACTGCTGCCCCTGACATGATTGACGACAAAGTATCTAACACTGTCGCTCTCGCTCAACAGATTATCAATCATGCCGCGCTGCCTCTCGGTCACCGGAAACGGCCTACCGGCCTGCATGACCCGGCACAGATCCTCCGCGCCCTCCAGGAACCAGTTCAATATACCGCTGCCCTCGCGCTCAATCATCACGTCGTGATAATTCGGAATCACCTTCTCGGGCTTGGGCTGGCTGAAGTCGAGCAGTAGCAACCGCCTGCTCCACGCACCCAGGTCTCCCTGCACGTTGACCTTCAACCGACTATTCGCAGTCACAATCACATTCCAGTCGCCCACTACGGCCTTTGCCCCTGACTTCCCCTTGAACTCCACGCTCAACCTATCTCCGCCCGTCAGCGCCTTGAGCTGCTGACTCTCCTCGCAGCTCAGGAAGTCCGGCGGCACGTCGCTGCCGATCAGTAGCGTCCTGTCGTGGAAGTTGGCCAATTCAAACCTACTCCCCAGGTGCGCAGTCCTCAGCTCGCTGCAGTTCTCGTCGCCAACCAACCTCCGCACCAGCCCGGCCACCGTGCTCTTCCCGCCGCCGCCCGTGCCCGTCAGCAGCAGTATGACCTGCGGCCTGTTCCTCTGCAGCAGCGCCAGGCCGCCCCAACGCTGCAGCAGCATCTGGTCGTCCTTCTCGGGCAGGGCATGATCCAGGAAGGCCTGCCACATCTGGCTCTGCGCACCCTGGACGTACCGCACCGGCGTCTGGTTCCTGCTCATCCACTCCGGGCCGAACCCGTGCATCTCATAGGGCGCAGCCCTTAAATCCACCATGACATTGGAGCAGTGCACCACGCTGTCGGGCCTCGAGAACGGATTGCGCTCGACCTGCAGTCGCCCGATCAGATCCACCACCTGATCCGCGAAACTCGCTGTAAGCCTAGTCAGCAGCGCCGGCAGCCTCGGGTCCTCCGTAGATGCCACTTGGTCCAACAGAACGCGCCTGGCTGTCTCCAGGGCCTTCTGCGCCATCTCCTCGCGGCTCATGCTCATCCAGATCCCGCGGTCCTCCTTGTACCAGTAGTGCATCCCGGTGACCGCATCGAAGAGGAACCGTTCCTTGTGCGCCATGTAGGCCGCGAAGAACGGCGCCTGCAGGTTGCCAGTTCCGCTCCTACCAAAGGTCCATGGCACTCCATGCTGCCGGATCAACTGCGCAATCTCATCCCGGCTGCCCGGCGCCGGCCATCCCTCGGGCCACCTAATTTGGCTGAACTCCAGCGCCACCGGCGGCCTGTCCACCAGCACGCTATACTCGCACCCGCTCGGATGCAGGCCTTTGACCGTGCTCAGGTTCCCGGTGCTCCGCCACTCATACAGCGGCTTTCCCAGAAACCGATCACCCACCTGTATCATCTCGGTCGTGCTCCGCTCCGCGCATGGCCCCGGGTACTTGCCCGTCACCCGCACACCAATCTGCGCCCCCCGTTTGCCCTTCCACCGCGCACTACCCTGCAGCACCGGGTTCACCTTCAGGAAGGCCTCCAGGCTGCCATCATCGTCGAAGTCAATGGCACAGAGCCCACCAGAGAACTCCCCGAGTCTGACCGCCACGTTCCCGTGCTCCAGCATGACCCGGTAAACATCTCTCTTGGTACTCTCCATGGTCTCCTGGGTGTACTTGACCATCGGGATCTTGGTCCCCGGGCTCTGCGGCACCAGGAACAGCGGCGTTCCCAGCCAGCCCTCGATCTCTTGCGTCGTCATCATACCTCTTCGCGCCTTTCAAACCGCAACGCTTCCTCCGATATAAACCAGCCCTTCGGCCACTCGGTCAGGTAGATCCCTCCCAGCGTCCGCACGCGGCTGAGTGCCACGTAGGCCTGCCCGGGCTCCCGGGCCGCCCTGATATCAATCCTTGCGGCGTCCAGGGTCAGTCCCTGCGCCCGGTGTATGGTCATCGCGTAGGCCAATCGGAGCGGGTATTGTTGAACGGTCACCCCCAGCGACTCAAAGAACCATTTGCGCCGGCCCAGTGAAATCTTCTCGCCCCGGGTCTCGACCAGGATGTCACCGCCCCGGAACTCAATCACTCGGCCCACCTGGCCATTGTAGAAGCCTTGCTCCGCATCATTTGCGGTAAACATCACCGCAACCCCTGGCTTAAGCTGCAGCACCCGCGGCGTGCTCATGTTCTTGGTGGCAAACTCCACCGCCTGATCAACACCCCGGACCTCCGCATCAAACACAGAAATCGGGCCTTCAATTGAGCTCAACCGATAGTTGTTCCATTTGTCCACCTGGACGTTGTGCGTCATCAGCCGGGTGATGTGCTCCGGCGGGTTCATCCTGAGCGCACTGCGCAGCAACTGGTTGTCACGCGGCTTCATCCTGCCCACCCGGAACCCGCTCAACATCTCGATGAACGGCAGGTCATTCTGCCGTCTCACCTTCTCCAGCTTGATCGTCTTGAAGTCGGCTTCCTCCCAGGCCTTGCTCAGGAACGCCCAGTCGTAGGGCTTGCTCTGGTCGGTCCTGACCGGTGGCAACTGCAGGAAGTCACCCAGGAAGATAACCTGTAACCCACCGAAAGGCCGGCTGTCTTCTCTGATCCGTTTCACCCAGAAGTTGAGGAAGTCCAGGTGACGGCCTGCCATCATGCTGATCTCGTCAACCACCAGCACCTCAGTGCCTCGTATCCGCTTTCGGGCTCCATGAATCGAAGGCTGCTCCTCCAGCCGCTCCGCAGCCCCCTCGAAGTCCTCGCCATCCTGCGGCCCCAACTGCATCCCGCACCACCTGTGCACGGTGGTCCCGCCCACATTCAGCGCGGCGATGCCTGTCGGGGCCGTGATGGCCACATCCCGGACTCCTTCCACTCTGCTCAAGAACTCCCGTAGCAGCGTGGACTTGCCGGTGCCCGCCTGCCCCGTGAGGAAGACGTTCCCAAACGATTTTGCCCAGACCATGAAACGGTCCTCGGGCGTCGGATCGAAGTCGTCCTCGATCACCTGGACAGACGGGCTCGTAATCATCGGATCAGTAGGTCGGGATGAGGATGTCGGAGACCTGCTGAGTGAGCTGCACATCGCGCAGGCAGTAGGCAATGGCAGCCTCGCGGTCGGTCCTGAACAGCTCGTGAAAGTGCGCCCCGTTGCCTGCCTTGTCGCCCAGCCCGAGGTGCCTTGATATCGCAGCCAAACTCCCATGCGCCCGGCTGTCGCCTAGCTGCCAAACCTCGCGCAGATCCACGATCAGGTCGGTCCAATACCTACCGTTGCGCATCCAATAGGGCACGGTGATTCGGTGCTTCCAGCTCCGCTTGAACAAAAACGGCAAGTCAAAGGGCTTCACATTGAACCCGATCATCTGCGGCTTGCGCTCGAAGCTGTCGAGCAGCGCCCAGAACTGCAGTATCATGGCCTTCTCGCCATCCGCATCGGCGCAGAGTACAGCGGGCTGCTCATGCTCGACACGGTATCCGATAGCCAGCACCTGGCCGCTGATGGCGTCCAATGCTGCATTCCTGATGTAGTCGCTGGCGTGGTTCTCCTCGGCTGTCCTGATTTTCTCAGCGATCAGGTCCGGGTTCTTGATGTTGCCTAGCTTGACCTGGCTCGGGTCAAACGGTGGGATGACCAACTCTCCAGGGGGGAGCGGTCCAGTCTCGATGTCGAAGTAAATACGTGGGTTTGCTGGCATAGTATGAAAAAATTTTGATGTGCGTTTGTCAGCGGATGCGCACCCCCCGCTCGCTTATCCATGAGTCCCCGACAGCAACGGGCTGCCGGGAAAGTTGTCAGATGATGTGCTTGCCGCAGTGCGGGCAAAGCTTGGGCTGCTTGGGCCGTTTCAGGAGCACCGGCACGGCCAGCCACTCGCAGATCTCGCTGTAGGACTTCCACCCAAAGCCTGTGACGGCGTTGGGATGCAGGTGCCCGGACGTGTACAGTTTTAGGGCCTCGTCCTTATCCTTCACCGCCATGCGGTCCAGGATGTTGAACGTGCGCGTGGTGAATGGCCAGCCCCACTGAGCATGAATCTGGGCCTTGGTCTTGGCCGACCGTGCGATCTGGCTGATGCGCTGCTTGCTCAGGCCCATGATCTCGCCGATCTGTGTGATCGACTTGCCCTCGGCCTTCATCTGCATGACCTCCGGGATGAGGTGGGCCACCTTGGTGTACTTCTTTTTGATCGGGTCCATATAATCAGTAGGGGATGTCATCCTGTTCCACCTTGATCTGGGCTTCCTCGGCGGCCTTGAACTTGGCTTGATACCACGCAAGCCCATTGATCAGGCGCTTGTCGTCCGCGGTCTGCTTCACCTCAGCCCGGGCCTTGGGCAGCCAGTGCTCGATGAGGCTCGTGATGCTCTCCTCGGTCAGCTCACGCAGCTCGATGCCCTTGTGCTTGCCGACGTGAACCTTGACCTTCGACGGGTCATCCGTTGCCGGCTGCCCGCCGCCCGATGTCTTGCGGAAGCTCGAGTCCCCCGTTGCCGGCGCTGCCTTGCCCTCGGCGCCATCCTTGGCCGGCCGATCCTGCAACCGCACCCACAGTCCGCTGGCAGCCAGCGGCTCGCCTGCCTTGTGCGCCATGATCAGCTTGATGTTCGCGTAGGTCTTGGTTCCGTCCGCGCTTTGCTCGTGCCCGATGACCAGGCTGGCCGGGCGCCCGATTAGGCTCTCCAGGTCCAGGCTCTTGTTCTCCTGGTCGGTCAGCTTCCGGCCGAACCAGTCCTTGAGGAACTTGGTCAGCGCCGCCTTCTCATGCAGACTCGGCACCATGGGCTTGGTGAACACCACCCAGGGCTGCACCGGGTCTCTGCTGTCGTCCTGCAGTTCGATCTCGAACGCGAACTTGAACTTCTGCTTCACACCGTACTCGGTCTCGTACTCCTTGAGGGGAGTCACATCCACGCACACCGCCCGGCCCGAGAACTCGGGACACGGCGCGAAGTCCTTCTTTCCGCCTGTTGCACTGATAATCATACGTCTTACTTTGTGTTGTTGTTGTTTTGTTGAACCGAGGCCTGTTTCTCGACCTCGAAAAGTTGTTGTGCCATCCGGGCGTAGTTCGCCCAGTAGTCCGGGAAGGCGTCCCGCAGCTTCTTCATGTTGCTCGGATCGGCGGCCAGGGCAGCACTGCCCAGCTTGGCAACGAAGCTCCCACCGTACTCGACCATGCACCTGGCCACATCTCGGTCGGTGATCACTTGCTGGCCTTTCCACGTTTGCGCCGCCAGTAGCTGACGTCATCGAGCTTGTAGTTCCGAGCCGCTTTGTAGATCGCGCCGGCCTGCTGCTTGCTGATGCAGTAGACGCCGTCGCCCTGCTTGATTTTCTTGCCGACTGTGTTCTCGCTCATGCTGTTGGTTGGATGATGAAGTCGAAGTTGGTCTTCCATGTGTCTCCGAGGCGGTTGTATGTGTCTCCCTTGATCTTCCAGGTGCGCGGGTCCCGGGTGGTCCCGGTGTGCCTGCACTTGATCCGCACGTCGATGTGTTGGATGGCCGTGTTACGGGCTGGGTGGTCTGGAGGTAGCTCGTGGAGTTTGGTGATCACAGCTTGTCCTCCTTCGCCTTGTCCCAAGCCCAGCAGTCGTCAGGATCAGCGCAATACAATCGCATTCTGTCACCAGCCTCCTCCAGCCGCTTGATGCGGTCGTTCGCTGCGTTGAGTTCGCGTTCGAGTTGGCGGCAGAAGTCCAGCGTCCTGTCGCACCCTGATAGCTCTGGATCGCGACGTAAGCCGTCGATGTGAGCATCCGTCCTCGGTGTCTCGACCATTTTGTTGGTGTCACCAAGATGGTTCATTTGCACTCCTTCCATTTGAACTGCGCCGATCCGCTCGCGTCGTTTGTGTAGTAGGCGACTCCTGCACGGATGGCTTCTTGTTTCAAGTTTGATCCTTTTATGCATGAGCCGAGGATGAATGCGAAAAGCAAAAGCATTCCTGCGATTACTCCGGCATAGATTGGATATTGCTCATCATCGCTCACGGCTTGGCCTCTCTCGCTTTGAGCATCGCGTCGGCTGCTTGATATGCATACGTCGCGATTGCGTTTGGGATTTCACTCTCAACATCAGTCTCAACATGAAATTCACTGTTTCCAAGCAACCCCTGCAACGCCGCCGCTGCGAAGTAATCGCGGATTGAAATCCCTCGTTCCATTCCGTAGTGAGTCACGATCATGTGTCCTCCACCATCAGCATGGGGTTTCATTGTGGAAGCAGTCGGTCCTAAAGCGAACGCCGGTCCTCCGTCGTTGATCTGGTTGCTCACGGCTTTGCCTCCCGGGAGGCACGGATGATCGCGTCGGCGTATTTTAGGCAGGCATGGGCAACCGCATCGTGGTCTGATGACTCTGTCATCGAGTGGTTGCGCCCTGCGGCCCATCCGTTGAGTGCCTGACCGGCCAGCCAAACGCGGAGGGTCATGCCTTTGTCCCAGTCTGAATATTGTGAATCAGACGGGACATTCGGAAACGCCGGGCCTCCGTCGTTGATCTGGTTGCTCATTTCGATTCCTTCCTCGCTAGGTATTCCATCACCGCTTCATCTGCTACAAACTGGAGCTTGTAGCCTCTCTTGGTTGCGTACTGTTTGAGCCGCTTGTGTGTGTCGTCTGAAACGACGAACACCTTCGCCGTCGGACGTTTTGGTTTTGGGTTCATCGCTTATGGTGCTTGATGATCTCAGCAACGAACCGGCGCTTGCATCCGATTGCCCGGGCCACCGTATCGGTATCGGCACCGTTGTCCCACAGTCGGTAGGCGAGCTCACTGTCGAAGGCCTCGACCGGCTGCGCCCAGTTCCTGCTCAACTCCCGGGCCTTGGGCTCTGGGAATGAGATCCAGCCCGCGGCCACGGCGCTGCTGATCACCTTCTTGCTGATCACTTCAGGCCCTCCGCAATCATGGCGTGCTCCAGGATTAGCACGGCGTCGGCTGTCTTCAGTGTGATCGCCTGCCTGGGCTGCCGCTGCTGCGCGATGCCCTTTAGGTGGCTCTTCCACTTGGACCCATGGGTTGCCTTGGTGCCGGCCCCGATTGTCTTTTGCCAGCGCTGCGGAGGCACTTCGATCACCCGGGTCTTCGATGCTGCAATCAGTCCATGCAGGAAGCCGACGTTGTAGCCGAAGTTGAACATCGAGCTGCCCGGCGCTCCCTTGCCGCCGACGTACCCGCCGACCTTCTCAATGTACACCACGTCGCTGATCGCCAGCCTGTCGCTCACCAGGATGCTGATGTCCTGGTCGGTCTCCGGCATTGAGTTCAAGATGATCCCAGAGGCTCCCAAGTAGGCCAGGCCGCCGCTCATGCCCGGGTCGATTGCGAGAATTCGAGTCACTTAGAGGCCTTTCTCAGCCAGGACAGGATCGCCTTGTCGGCAATAGCCTGCAGCTTGGAGCCCGTCTGTAGGCAGTAGTCCCGCAGGGCCTTGTGTGTGGTAGGTGTCACGTTGATGGTTTTCGGTTTGGTCATTTCAGGTGCTTCTTGACCTTGGCCCAGTAGGCCTCGGTCGCAGATTTGCGGTCTCCGGTCGGGCCCCCATTCCATCGGCGGGCGAGCTGCTCGGTGCTGGCTCCCTTGCCGTAGGCCTTCAGGTAGGCCTCGCACACCGCTCGAGCTGCTGCCCGGTTGGTCATGTCCTGGTGCCGGTAGTGCGCCCCGGTGAACTTGTTCACGTCGAGCACCACTGACTTGTGAATCTGGAGGCAGCCAATGGCTCGGCCTTGGTCACCGATCGCTAAGTCGTTCCCGCTGGACTCCACGATGATCAGAGCACTGATGAGGTTTGAAATGGTGGTCATGGTTTGGAAAGTGTTGCGCGTTGGCCGGTCGCGCCCCCGGTGGATGGTATTCGCCCCATCCGGGCGTAAAGTGTTTTGCTTTCGACAGGAACAATCTGCATCAAAACACTTAACCAGTCTACAGAGAAAACTGTTTTTCTGTAGATTTTGCAGAAAACCCAATGTTTATGCGGGTCAAACAGGGGTCACTTCTCCTGCAATGGCGCGAACTTGGTCACAAACTCAGCCTTTGGTCGCACATAGATCCGGCCATTGTCGACCCTGCGATAAACCACCGATAGCCAGCGGTTCTCTCCGACTCGGAACTCGGCGTCGGGATGGATGATCTCAACGATAAGGCTGGGTTTTACGAGGTTTTGGTAACGCATCGGAAGTGTGGGACAGGGTAAGATCCGCGGCTCAAGCATGGAATCCTGAACTTCCGAGTTTCCATTAGGCCGGACTCGATAGCCACCCGCAGCAGCCTGCCTGCCTGTCCGCTCTTCAGGCCCCATTCCTGGCCCCATTGATCCCGGGTTTTCCACTCAGGGCCTGGGTTCTCCAGGGACTTGTTAATCTCGGCTCGGATGAGTTTTAGAAGTTGGGAAGATTCCATCGTTTTTCTCCTTGGGACCACTGGTGAACGTAAAGCTGGGCGCTGTCCTCGGTGTACTCGCCGAACACGATGCCGTGGGACCACGCCAGCGTGCCACGTCGCCGCAGCGCGTAATCCATGCACGGAGCGTCCGCAAGTGTACCGGGCGACAAGCACACCGGATTGTCACTGCGACGCCCTGTAGCCATGCCAGCGCGATGCGCGTGAGCCACCACGGTGTTGCCCCAGGTCTCCGCGGTGTCCCGTAGGAAGTTCTCGCTGTACAGCAGGCCGTGGCCCCAGGAATAGCCGCCCAGCTTGTACCAGCTCCTGGGCAGCACGTCGTGGTGCTTGATGAACACCCGGGCGTGCCGCTCGATAGGCTCCCGCATCTTGTCCCAGATCGCCTCGGCAAACCCACGCACCACGGTGTTGTGGTGGTGGAGGTATTTCAGGGCACGCTGATCGTGGTTGCCCATGATAAACACCGTGGGCCTGAGTGCATCGAGGAACTCCCGGCCGCATTCGATGTCGTCGAGGTAGTCGTCGGCATGGTCGGAGTCATCCGGGTTGGCCAGAGAGCCTGCCCGCAAACTGGCCAAGTCATAGGCGTCCCCAAGGTGAATCACCTCGTCGGGCCGGTATTGCTCCCGGAACAACAGAACGGCGGCCAGGGCGTCCTTGTTGGCCCGGTTACCGTGGGAGCACCCGACAGCCATCACCCGGCGCCGGGCTGGAACAATTGTCACGGCATATTGCAAGCACCGATTTGGGCTTGCTTCAAGAACCTAGCACCGATCACGGCCAGGCGGTGTAGACCACGGTGCCCTGGCCATTGGCGTCGACCAGCTCGACTGCATTCACGCCCTTCAATTTGGCCAGTGCTGCCAGAAGCTGGGTGTCGTTGGTGGCCTGCGCGATGCAGGTGCTGACGATGTCGGCGTCATCGTAGCTTGCAGCCAGCAACTCCTTGGTCCGGTCGCGCCAGACGCGCACCACGCGCCCGTTGGAGAGGTTCACGCGCCGCATGGATTCGACGCAGGGGAAGGTGTGTTTCATTGGTTGAAAAGATTAGACAAGATCCACGTATTTCCAACCTGGAACATCTTCATTGAAGATATAAAGCCGGCTGTTGGTGCGGTCGAAGTACATCGGGGCACGGCCAGCAAGGGCTCCGTATTGCCCTGGTGCGCTGTTTGGTTGACCTCCTGTACCCGATGGAATCCACACGAACCCGTAGGTCATTGCACGGAAGCCTGCATCTCCGTACAGGTCGCCGCCGTTGGAGTACCAATTAGCACCATCAATGGCTTTTCCGGTTGTGCTTGAGAACCTCGGAAGTTCGTACAGCGTCGCACTTGCCGGGCCTACCACGTCTCCAGAGCCAGCCCCGGTGGCTGAGATCGTAATCGTCCCGGGACCGTTGGTAACCGTGATGATTCCGGTGCCGGTGATCGTTGCCTTGTTGAGCGTGTTTCCAGTGGTATTTCCGATGAGCAACTGGCCATTTGTGTAACTGGTTTGGCCTGTGCCTCCCTTGTTTACCGGCAGCACGTTGCTGGTGCCGTTGTTTAGGTCGACAGTACTCCAGACTGCCGATGTTCCGTTGCTAGTCAGCACCTGATACTGCGATCCAATCGTGGTCAGGCCTGTTCCTCCGCTGGCGATTCCAAGTGTCCCACTGACTCCGCTAGTGAGCGATATCAGCGGCAAGTCGGATGCTTGGATGGCCGACATCTGCACGATGGTTCCATTGCCGCGCAGGTACTGCCCGAGTGTTGTTGCTCCGGCCAGGAAAGAGATCGCAGATACTGCTGACGTGCTGCTAGTTCCGCCTTTCGTTACTGGGAGCACATTGCTCGTGCCGTTGTTCAGATCGACCGTGTCCCAGATAGCCGCGGAGCCGTTGCTGGTCAGCACCTGGTACTGCGTGCCCACCGAGGTGAGGCCTGTGCCACCATTGGCGATTGCCAGGGTGCCGGTCATTGTCACCGATCCAGCGGTGGTGATCGGGCCTCCGGTGAATGACATTCCGGTGGTCCCGCCGCTTACACCCACCGACGACACACTGGCGCCCGCAGTGATACCGTCCAGCTTGGCTGCATAGGTGCTGGTCATGTAGCCGTTCTGCGTGGATGTCGCCACGTTCTGGCTGATGACCGGGGTGGTGCTGCCCGTGGCCACGCTAATGTTCGCACCACCCGAGGCCGACACATTCGTCACCGTGCCTGCATTGCTGGTGTAGCCAGCCGGGTTGGTGTCCGGGTAGGCCCCGAGGTTGGTGAGTGCTCCCGCAGCCGTGGTTGCCCCGGTGCCGCCCTTGTTGATAGGCAGCGTGCTGGTGATCGTGCCTGCAGACCCGAGCACGTCGATGTTCCAAGTGCCGGTTGCTCCGGTGCCATCCAAGGCCGGGATATCGGTGCCGATTGCAAGGCCCAGGTTGGTCCGGGCACCGCTCGCAGTGGTTGCCCCGGTGCCGCCGTTGTCCAGATCCAGTGTGCCTCCCAGGGTCAGCGTGCCGCTCGAGGTAATCGGGCCGCCCGAAAAGCTCATGCCCGTGGTCCCGCCGTCGGCATTGACGCTCGTGACACTGCCCGAGGCCACCGCGGCATTCAACGTGGAGCCGGCCATGGACAGGTTAGTGCCCAGGGTGATCTCGCCCAGGGCAGTGCCCGAGGCATCCGAACCGATCAGCTTCGCCACCGCGGAGGCCGCCTGCATCTTGGCGTATGTGACCTTGTTGGCCCCAATGGTCGCAGCAAAGGACCCTGTGCCAGTACCTGTCACATCCCCGGTGAGCGTGATGGTCTGGTCGCCCGTGTTGCTGCCCGAGAGGTTGGAGCCTGTGACAGCGCCTGACGCAGCCACCGAGGTCGGCGTGATGGCGCCCAGGGCCAGACTGATGGCCGGAGTGGTCGTCGGGTTGGTGACGGTCCCGCTGACGCCATTGGCCGTGGTGACCGAGACCGAGGTGACTGTTCCACCATTGCTCGTGTAGTTGTTGGGATTCGACGCAGGATAGGCCCCCAGGTTCGTCAAAGCCCCGGCCTCGGTGGTTGCACCAGTTCCGCCCGCAGACACTGCCAGAACGCCTCCTAGCGTGATTGTGCCGCTGCTGGTGATGGGCCCGCCCGAGGTGGTCAGGCCTGTCGTGCCGCCCGAGACGTTGACGCTGGTCACACCGCCGCCCGTAGGACCCGGAGGACCGGCAGGTCCGGTGGGGCCGGCCGGTCCCTGGGGACCCTGCAAACCGCCGGCACCGAGCGGCTTGGTTTGGCCGGTGTCGAGCCGGGTGATCTCGCAGACTGCAAATGTCTCGTCGACCCCAGCAATGCTGGTAGGTACTCCAAGGTGATTAGCTCCGGTTGCTGTTATGTAATACTCGAGCCGGTAGACAGTGTCCTTGTGCGGAGCGATCCGCACGTTGATGTCTAGGTACTGGTTGGACTGATTGGAGACATCGACCGAGACGCTGTATCCAATGACCACGTCATTGGTCACATCGTAGATGCGCATCCGAGTCTCGCGGGTGTGATGAAAGTCCGCGATAGCCCGGATCTGATAGCTTCCCGATGCCAGTTTGAAAGTGTTGCTTTCCAACTGAAGGATCAGCCCCTGCGGATCAATCGCAACGGTGTTTAGCGTGCGTGTCGTCCAGGTGGTTGCCACACCCGTCCCGCCGGTTGTCCCGCTTGGCTTACTGTCGGTCAGGACGGCGATCTTCAGCGTCAGCGAGTCGACGTCCTTCCTCAGCTTGTTGATGAGGATCGTGCTGGTCTGGCTATCGTAGCTCATGGGTTCTTGCGTCGGAGAATGCGTTGGGCCTCGTCAAGGCTGCTGGCGATGCCTATCAGGCTGCCCGCAGGGCCGTACAGGCGCAGGGAGCCCTTGGTCTTGCCCGGAATGGCCCGGAAGCCGCCCTGGAAGCTGTAGGCGCCGGGCATGGCGGAGTCGGGGGAGGGCATGAAGCGAAGACCTTGATCGCTTGAAACACGCTCGACAGTGGCTATTCTGTTGGCGTTGTCGGTGTACTTTTCAACGTACAGACCAGAACTTCTTAAGGCATCAACCACATCTTGAGAGGTCGATTCTGGAACAATGGCAGCTTTGAACTCATTCAATCCAACCGCACGTTGAGGTTTAGCCTCAAAGTATTCCGTCGGGTCGTTCCTCAGAGAGATGGCAAACGTTTTTACGTCTGACAGCACCTGAGGAGATATTCCGGTGTAGTCAAAAGAAGCCAGCACCGAAGTAGCCGAAGCCGGTCGCTTGGCAATCTTACCCATGGCTTCAGAAAGGTTGTCCAGCCGATCAAATGCGTTGCGATTTGGGTACTTGTCGAACGGTGCCAATGCCTCTACTACCCGATCAAATTGGTTCTGACGCTCTTGTCGCAAAGGCTTTAGTTCCTCTCGCGTCATTAAGCTGCTTTCAGCCGCACGTGCCTGTTCAAGATCGCGGAACTGCACCGCAGATTCAGAACGAGCCCGCCCAAGTGAATGCGTCAACCCACCTTCCTCCTGACCTCGGACTTTTCCGGTCATGGCATCGGTGACGTTTTCGAGTGTGTACGGCAGCTTCTTGCTTCCGCGGATCAACTTCTTATCGGGTTCAAACGTGTCAGCCACCAGTCCGTCTACCCAATTCTTAAACTCGGTTTCACGGGGTTTGATTTGCTCACGTATCCACTCCTGAATACCGTAACGATCAACCTCCTTCTGGTTCTTTGCGACGATGTCCAAGTCTCCCACAATATCGTCGGCGTACCGAAACGGAAACGGAGTTCCGCGAGCACCATAAGACTTTTCAAGAAGGTCGTTAAGGCGCTGCTTCTGCTCGTTGGTCAGATCTCCAACAGTCCCACCACGCTCTTTGTATGCCAGATCGCGAAGAACATCACTTACAGCAATCCCATCTGGTGTTTGAAGGAAGTCGTAAAGGTCACGGCTATGCTGCGAAAGCACAGCCAGTCTCGGGTCTGAAAGTTGTTCCTTCTCCAGAACACGGTTTCGGAGGTTGGGATCCTTCATCAGGCGCGGGACTTGGACGCCATTCTGTGTCAAGAAGGCGGCTTGCACGTCTGCTGATCCGGTCAATTTGCGAGTGGTCTCTACGACGTTGTTTTCACCCTTCTCTACTATCCTATCGTAAGCCCGTTCACCGGGAGCAATATCGTTCCAGTTCTGGAATCCTTTCGGCAAGAGCGCCAGCATCCGCTTAGAGAGAGCATCCTTGGCACCACGCTTCACAGCCTGAAATGGACGGGGCTGTCGCGGGGAATACACGTCCGCGTTGTACAGTCGGTTGCGAGGATCTGACTGGGGATCAACTGTCGCTTTGTCTGCAATCAGCGTAATGTCTCCAAAGCCAGTGAAAGCCTTATCCTTTTTGGTAATTCCTAAACTAGGCACAGGTATGCCCCCCAACTTCAAAGCAGAGCGAATGCCCTCTTCCGTGGTGTTGTGCAAGGCCACCAAGTTTCGGTCGACATCCGGCATGAACCTCACATCCCCCGCTTGTCGAACCGCCCCGAGTTCTTGCCGGCCTTCTTCTCGGCCTTGCGTGCGACCGAGAGCGCTATCGCCACGGCCTGCTTCTGCGGCTTGCCGGACTTCATCTCGCGCCGGATATTGCTGCTGACGGACTTCTGGCTGTAGCCTTGTTTGAGTGGCATCTGCTTTCCTTTCTGCTTGGGTTTGGGTGTCGTAGATCCCGATCAGTTTGCCGTCGGGACCGTAGAGCTTGTGCTTGGCGCCGCTGATGATGCGGTAGCCTTCCTCGGAGTTGATGACCGACTTGTCGCCGATGGTCTCCGCGGGCATCCAGCGCATCTTGGACTTCTGGATGGCGTCCTCCGATATACGGGCGCGGAAGTCCATCGGGGCTGTCGAGCCGATGCGGTCCAGGCGGAAGTCGCGCACGAACTTGCGCCCGCCCTTCTCTTGATCGTTTACGAAGTCACCGAGGAATTTCGCCTTCTCCAGACCAAAGATCTCAGCCGACCGGCGGGCGCCTTCACCGGCATCCAGGTTGGTGAAGTACGCTGCCAAGTCCGACATGAACCCGTCAGTGTTATCCCATAGGCCCTTGGCGACACTTCCATCCGTAGCCGTCAGCTTATCCAGGGCACCGCGGATCTTGCTGATGTCGATAGCCTTGATGACCGGGTTGTCGGCCTTTGAGAGGTAGAAGGCATAAGGCAGCACCTCGCGCTGGGAGAGGCGGATGCCACTGTTGTACTTGCTGGTGAACTTGCCAGTCAGCCGGTTCTTCACCCGGCGGGTGGCAGCACCGTAGTTCAGGAAGATGCTGTTTCCGGCGTCCATGGCCGCGTTGACAGCCCGGATCTTGTCCTTCATCCGGCTGCTGACTACCTGGGACTGCTCGATGGCGGACAACTGCTGCGGGCTGAATCGGCCCAGGATCTCGCCATCGACCACGCGGGCTCCAGGAACGCCTTCCAGGATCGTTCTGAGCGCCGTGGTGTCCTTCTCCTCGCGGACTCGGATCTCTTCGTCTGAGAGGTTCCTAACGCTACCGTCGGGCATCTTCTCAGCCACACCAAGGTCGACCAACTGCTTGGCGGCAATCGGATTGGAGACATCCTGCGGCTTCAGGACCTTGCCCGGGCCCTCGTTCTCTATGGTGATGCGCTCATCCAGCTTGCGCCGAGCACGCAACAGGTCGCGCAGCATGGCGTTCACCTGTGGCGAGGCCTGCTTTAGATCCGGGAACAGGACCGAATCGGTCGGCTTGACGCCAAACGTGCGCTCAATGGTCGCCGCGGTATCGGCCAAGGCCCGGCTGGCGTTCTGGGTCAGCGCGGCGTCCAGCAACTGCCGGGTGACTCCGGTGAACCCCTTCAGCAGTGCGTCAGGCTTCTGACCGGCCAGAAGCCCAGCGAAGTGTTCCGCAGCCAGTTCTGAGGCAACATAGCCTGCCTTCTTGTCGATGGTGTCATACTTAGCGAGCTGGGCTGCACGTTCCTGACTGCCTGCAGCCAGCTTGTCGCGATACTCGTTGAAGCGCGCCTCGATCTCGGCGTCATTGAATGCGCCCTCGGCCAGCTTGCGAGTGATGTCGCCTTCCTGAACCCAACGTCCAACAAGAGCATCCTTGATCTCAGTGGCGCCACCCTCGAGCTGAGTGCTCTTCTCAAGAGCATGGAAGAGCTCGTGACCGAGCGTGTAGAGCGGGCCGTCGCCGGTTCCCTTGCCGATGATATCAGAGTTGATGACTACGGCAGGCCGTCCGCCTAGGTCTTCAACCTGCACACCCCGGGCACTTCCACCGAACTGATCAGCAAAGTCCTTGTTGTTACGGTAGATGACCTCGACGTCTCCGAACTTGCCGCGGACAAGGCCCTGCAAGTCCATCAGGCTGGATGCAGCATCAACACCATGTTGATCCAGCACCCGTTCAAAGAGCGCCTTGGTGGTCGGGTCCTGCTGGGCGTCAATGAAGCGCCCCAGGTCGCCGGCACGGGCTTCCTTGGCAGCCTTGCCTGTGAGTCGCTCGAAGCCGCGGGCACCGAGAGCACCGGCAGCACCTTGAACGGCGCCAGTACCGAGGCCTGCAGCAGCCCCCTCCTCGCCACCGGACAAATAGCCCAAGCCTGTACCAACCACTGCGCCTTCAATTCCTCCGGCCAGCCCCCTCA